TCATCAATTATGGATGATAGGATTCTGGCGGCCCCCTCATTGATTGACGTAGTCAATCTAAGGTTATCTATTACAGGTTCGGGTGTCTGATAGACACCCTCCTTGGTGTCTATTGGATACCCTGAGGGTTGCTCATTGACACCCTCCTCCTGACATAATTTCAGTTCAGGTGAATTATTATCTAAATGCAATTCGTATTGATTGGATTTGTTGCGCCCAAGTTTATCACGGCGTTCATGGGCGGTAATCAAACCCGCCTTCTCCAACTCATCAACAGACCGCAAAATACTACTTTTGGACATGCAACAATCCGTTTCCAATCGTCTAATAGACGGGAAACAATCACCCGTGTCGGCGTTATACCGATCAGCGAGTGCGAGCAGCACGATCTTTGACATGTATGAAATTGATTTTTGGGACCATGCCCATGTGGTAGCTTTATGCGACATAACGTAACTCCAAGGTTGACGGGGAGATTACGGGTGCCGTATAAAGGGGGCAGTTCCGATAATTTCCCAGCGTTATCAGGAATTAGGGGTTGGTAGCCCCGCAACTCCATTGATGCGCCTCCAGTTCATTCTGGGGGCGCTACTTTTTTCACCCTAGGGCGTTTTTTAGGCCTTGTCAACGATTTCCCATCGACGAACAAAGTAATTTCAATCCCGTGATACAGTTCCGCCGCCTTCTTCCGAAGTTTAAACGCAGCGTCCATCATTGTGCCTTTGCTTTTGACATCCTCAATGACCCATTTTCCCAACGTATCATCAAAATACCGGAAGTCGGCGGTATACCGACAATACAATTGAGTGTTAATAAAGACTTTGAATTCCGGTTGCAATTCAAGGTGATGGATCTCTTTTGCCTTTTGCCGCATGTTTAAATCAACAAAACGCATCGCCTCCGTTTTACTGTCAAAAACAATACCGCAGATCGTCCTATCCTACTTTGGGGCTACTCTGTATCTCGGAGGCATTTGGTGGGCCTTTCGGAAAAAAATCGTCGGGTTTCAATTCGATACCGCGTTGTTTCGCAGCGACCATAAGTTCTAACTGGCGGCGGTGAGGAATCAAGCCCCCTCCGCCAAAGTTCTCTTTAGGCCATGTCCAACGATAAATCGCTTGTGGGGATAAACCCAACATCAACGATACAGCGCGAACGCCACCAAGTTTGTTAATAACCCGTGTAGCAACTTTATGCGTCATTTTTTTATAAACCTTTTTAAACTATTGCTTGACAACTATATGTTGATTGTGGTTCTATGTCAACAGAAAGGGGAAATCAAATGGATATCATTGAACGCCTTAGTGAATTGCATTCTAATTTGATGGATGCACATTCAACCGTAAAAAAATATGAAGAAACAATTACGGATTGTGCCATGTGTTTAACATGGGCTGAAATGGAAATTGAACAGTTGCGTGAAGCGTTGCGTGAAATTCATGGATTGGGCGATACGCCAGACGATTCATGGAAAGCGTATCAAATCTGCTGCAAAGCATTAGGGGAGCAAGAATGATGGATATCGTTGAAAAATTGCGTGAATTATCGGCGCTGGAAAAATCATTCCCAATGAGCGGAACATGCTGGTACGAAAAAGCCGCTGACGAGATTGAGCAATTGCGCGAATATATAAAAAATTGGAAAGACACAGACAGCGCCGCAATTATGGCTTTAAGTCAAGCGCAAAGAGAAATTGAGAAACTGCGTGGGGACATTAAAAAATTTGAAGTCATTGTGCAAAAACTTTTGGTCAACCAAACAACGGATCAAATTGTTAAAAACTTGTTTGAGCACGGGACATTTACTAAACCAACGGGGGAAGAGTGATGGATATTGTTGATAAGCTTCGCAGTTACCGCCCTACATATGGATGGCCCGAAGAATCATCTGTGATCGTTGAGCCGACCATGAACCATGTTGCTGCTGACGAAATAGAACGGCTGAGGGGAAAAATTAAGAAGCTGGAAAGAGAACTAGATAAGAAAGATGCCAATGCAGATATGCAATATTTAAATGGAATGAAATTCGGTTGGAATTGCGGTCTTTATGAAAACAGAGAAACATACGAGACGGTAAAAAAGTCAATCTTATTACAGATACGGTATTGGAAACAGCATTGGAGAAAGAATGATGGACATTGTTGAACGGCTGATGAACCGCCACTGCTGCCAAGACAATATTGATCAAGAGGCGGCGAAAGAGATTGAACGGCTGCGGGAAGCATTACAAGAATATTGTGATGGTCAATATTCAGGATACGTTACATTACCATGCGGTTGGGACGACGCGGGGACGCTCGCTAAATTTGTTTTAGAAGGTAAAACCTTGCAAGATTATATTAATGATTGCAAACATTTAGCGGAGAAAGAGTGATGCTTTTAGATTTTGCATTGGTGTTTTTATTTTTTGCCGTTTGGCTCGGTGCGTGTTGGTACATGATGGAGCAGGTGTTTATCGATGAAGGGATACAGAGGAGGAAAAAGTGATGCGAACTTTTGTTCAATGGAAGGGTACCGATCTTTGCATGGACTTGATGTGTGACTGTGGCGGCGGTGGGCATTTTTGCGGCGCGTTTGCATATGTCATTCAATGCCCAAGTTGCAAAACATACTTTGAGATGCCGACTGATCTGCCGTTAAAACAGATTGATAGCGTTCCAGATGGCACTCCTGTTTTGGAAGCATTTGGGGAGGATGGCTGATGGTCGGTGCAACGGATCTTGAAAAGGCGCGGATGCAGATCAAATGGTTGAAGCGCGACATACGGCAAATATGCGTTAAAGCATGGTTCATAAGCCCTAAGCTTAAAAAGGCGCAAGACAATGTGCCAGCTTATTTTATCGATGAGCATGGTTTGACAGAGAAAGCTATCACTGAGGCCTATTTTTTAGGCCGACAAGATGGGCGGTTAACTATGGCACAGGCAATTGTGGAACGGATTGGGCCAGAGGAGGATGAGTGATGGGGACTGTAACACAACCGTGGTCGTTAGATGACAAACGTACGGCTATGGATATGGCGGCGAAAGGACATACATCCGCCGAGATCGCATTTGCATTACGTCGAACTCGCAGTGCGGTCATTGGGTATTGCAACCGCAACGAGATCCAATTGGGAACAAAACCAAAAGCGAACAGGAAACCGCGTGTTAAAAAAGAAAAGTTTATCAAAATTAAAGTGGAACGGGTTATCCTGCCCCCGCAACCCGTCGAAGTATTTGTGTTTGATAAGAGTCAAAGCAAATCGTTTATGGAAATTACGGTTGGTGAATGTCGGTCAATCATAGGAGATGCGAAAGGAATTGAAACAAGGTATTGCGCGAGGCCCACGATGCGGGTCGGATGCGATTGGTGCGAAGAACACTACAAACTATATTACTCAAACAAAAGGGTAGTCAGTAATGGGAACCAACAAAACTATAAGGGAAGTAACAGGTTTTTTGCAAGGTTTAAAGTGTGATGTGGTGGTTGTCAAAACAAAGAACCATGTCAAATACTATGCGAAGAAAAACAAGTACGAAAGAATGTTTGTCACAAGCACAAGCGCAAGTGACAACAGATCCCTCAAAAACATACAGGCAGAATTCAAACGCTGGCTGCGCTCAATCGAAACAAACGGAGAAGAACATGCATCATCTTAATGTACTGAATTCAGCGGTTACGACCATTTCCCAACGTGGGAACGAATACGGTGATATCCACCCGAATTTTGTAAGAGCCGCCACAATCGCGAGTTGTTTGTTGGACAAGAAACTCACAGCGTTTGATGTTGCGGCAGTGATGATGGCGGTAAAAATGGCACGTTTGACGCACAACCGTGAGCATGAAGATAGTTGGGTGGATTTGACCGCTTATACAGCGTTTGCAGCGCAGTTTGCGGCCCCTCACACGTCTGACTTCAATGATGTGATCACCGCATCAGTTGAGGCGGAATTGACCCGTCAGATGAAAGAAAACCCCGTTTAATAAATAGGAATTAATGACCGTGGATAAATTCCCATTTTTCAAAGCGCTATGCGTCATTTGCGTATACGTAGTTTTACTTATTATGTTGAGTGGGTGTTCCGTTACTGTTTATAAAGACGGGCATCGCACTTTCTTCAATGAAAATAGTGATTGACACGGTCGTTCACTTCATCTAAAACATTGTTACAGGAGCAAACAATGGCATTAACAGAAGAGCAAATTAAGAGACGGCGTTATTCAATCGGCGGCTCTGACATGAATATCATCATGTCGGGGGATGCTGAAAAGATCTCGCGCCTATGGAAGCAAAAACATGGGGATGCGGAGCCGGAAAATCTTTCGGATGTGCTGCCCGTGCAAATGGGTAGTTTTACAGAACCGTTCAACGTATTCTGGTTTCAAAAAAACACGATGCGCGATGTGACGAACATGGGGGAAGAACGTGTTCATCCACACGTTCCATTCCTTACATGCACATTGGATGGTTTGACTGATGGCGGGTTGACCGTCTTTGAGGCGAAACACGTTTCCGCCTTTTCCAAGGACGTTGACATCGTCGAGCGGTACATGCCCCAACTGCATCACAACATGAACGTCTGCGGGCTTCGCTACGCGGTGTTGTCTGTGTTTTACGGCACACTCAAATGGGAAAAGTATGAAGTCCCATACGATCAAGTGTATGGTGACATCGTGCAGGACGCTGCGATACGGTTTTGGGACTCCGTTCAAAGGGGCGAAGCACCGGAGATCATTAAGGCGGACGTAATCCCTGTGGATTTGACGAAGCGCGTCGATATGACGGGCAATAACGAATGGGCGTATTTGGCGGCGGAAATCAACGAGATGACCCCATACAAACGGGTTTATGATCAGTCCGTTGCGGCCCTGAAAGCATTGGTCGAACCGGACGCTGCTGAAGCGTACGGGCATGGTATTATTTTAAAACGCGATAAGCGGGGAAGCTTACGCATGAAAGGAGAAAAGAATGATTAATTCAACTGAACAATTGGATCAATTGGCATTGGCGTTGGCGACATTCCAACACAAATTCCAAAATCCGCCCAAGAACAAAACGAACCCATATTACAACAGCACATATGTTGACCTCGCGGATGCGTTGGATCTGATCCGTAAAGCATTATCGGAAGAAGGGCTATCCTTTATCCAATTAACAACAGCGGGGGAAGATCGTGTAATTCTGCACACCCGCTTGATGCATGTGTCGGGTCAATGGATTGAGGGAACGTATCCCGTCACAAAGCTTGCGAAAGCGCAGGAGATGGGTTCCGCCCTGACATACGCTCGTCGTTACGCTCTGTTCGCGCTCGTAGGTGTTGCGGGTGAGGACGATGATGACGGCAACCGTGCGACACACGGGGATGCGAAGCCCACACAGGCTCAAACGGTCGTTCAGAAGGCAATGACGGCGGTTAAGCCCAAAGAAGATGCGCCTCCGGCCTTAACAAAGGCGGAAAGCGAAAAGCTTGCGAACACTCTCATTTTTGAAATCACAAACCTTTATAAAAAGGATCTGTTGAACAAATGGAATGAGGCGAACAGTGATCGTAAAAGCAAACTGCATTCCGAACACCATAAACAGGTCAAGGAAGCGTTCTTCGATCATTTGGGGTCTCTCGCATAATGTCAGAGTTTAACGTCAAAAAGTGGGGCGGGACACTGATCCCCGCCTCGCCGATGGATGAAGATGCGATCCGCGAATTGCGCGATAATGCGGAATATACGGTCAAATTAAAACGTGATCGTAGCGGTCGGCATCATCGGTTTTTTTGGGGAATATTAAAAAAGGTAGTCGATAATCATGCTGAATACCACAAACCCGACCAGCTTCTTTTATGGCTCAAAGTACGGCTTGGATATGTGGAAGAGATTCGCTTCCATGACGACAAAGTATGGTTTGTCGCGAAGTCTACTAATTTTTCAACGATGGCACAGGATGAATTTAAGAAGTTTGTCGATGCGTCCTTGGATCTAATCATATCCGAAGTGATACTGGGTATGAACAAGGCCGAATTGATAAAGGAGGTCGAACAAATGATGGGTATTAATTACGAAGACGTATGGAGAAGGCCATGAGTTACGAAGAAAAAGATGGGGACTTTGTCCTCTTTAAAAACAACAAACGCAAGTCTGATAAGTCACCCCATTGGACGGGGACGATCAATAAGAATGGGCAAAAGTTTAATTTCTCAATGTGGGAAAAGACATCCAAAAACGGTAACCAATTTTTTTCCGGAAAGATTGGAGAAGTGTATGTACCGTTGAGAAGTAATGCTGTGGCGGAACAAGAACGTACGCGTGTACAGCCGACTGTAACAACATTGGATGATGATGTACCGTGGTGAAACGTAAAACCATATCAGTGAAAAAGAGGGTCGCGTTATTCGCGGCCCACGACGGGGTGTGTCATATTTGCGGGGGCAAAATCAATGTTGGGGAAGCTTGGGAAATTGAACACGTTATACCATTCGCTATGGGTGGTGATGATACGGAAGATAATTGGAGGCCGGCACACACCAAGTGTCATAAGACCAAAACTGTCCAAGATGTTGCTGACATCGCAAAGGCGAAGCGGCGCGAGGCGCGTCATATCGGGGTTAAAGTTTCCAAAACACCAATGCCGTTCGGTAAAGGTTCGAAGTTCAAGCGTAAAATGGATGGCACGGTAGTGCTGCGGGAGAAATGATGTAATGTGGTTTCCAATAGAAATTGCGCCTAAAGACGGTACAAATATTTTGATTTACGATGGTGATACCCTATCAATTGTTTTTTTTGATGATGAAAACGATGTGTGGATTGGTCAATATAGTGAAATAATCAATGGGCCTACTTGGTCTTTTTTTGAATGCTGGATGCCATTACCGGAGCCACCAAAATGTTAGATCGCAGATCGTTACTCAGGGGGTTTATAGCGGCCCCGCTCGTTATCACAACTCCCGGGCTTCTAATGCCCGTGAAGGCCTTCTCAAAGCCATTTGCGTACGTCAGTG